GTTGGTGTATACTTTGGTGACAGAAAAGAATGGGGTAAGAAGCATACTATCTGTACCTGGCAATCACTCAACAATTTATTAAAGGATACACAATCAGGTGATGCAGATCATAGCATTCAAGATTTTATCGAGGATGTAGTTTGTGTTATGGTTGACGAGGTGCATATGGCTAAGGCTGATGCATTAAAAACATTGCTTACAGGTGTGTTCAGTCATGTACCTATTCGATGGGGACTAACTGGTACTATCCCCAAAGCAAAGTATGAAGCAATGTCTCTGTATATCTCATTAGGTAATGTTGTAGGCAAATTAAGTGCAAGCGAATTACAGGAAAAAGGTGTACTCGCTCAATGCCATGTAAACATTGTGCAATTAAAAGACGATGTAGAGTTCACCAACTATCAAAGCGAATTAAAGTACCTCACTGAGGATCCTAAACGGTTAGATGCAATCGCAACATTGATTGACAAGATCAAAGATAGCGGTAACACATTGATACTTGTAGATAGAATTGGTGCAGGGAAGGAACTACAACGTAGGTTAAGTGACTTGTTTAGCCTATTGAAAGATGCACCTGACGTAGCGTTTGTTAGTGGTGAGATGAAGCTAACTGAGAGAAAAGAAGAATATGATGAAGTTGCAACTGCCAGTAAAAAGATTATTGTGGCGACTTATGGCGTGGCCGCAGTGGGCATTAATATCCCTAGGATTTTTAACTTGGTTCTTTTGGAACCCGGAAAAAGCTTTGTTAGAGTTATCCAAAGTATTGGACGAGGCATTAGAAAAGCTGAGGACAAGGACTTCGTCCAAATCTGGGATATAACAAGTTCATGTAAGTTTGCTAAAAGACATTTGACTCAGCGTAAAGTTTTTTACAAGGAAGCAAACTATCCATTTGACTTGGAAAAACTAACATACAAGTGATATAATATAAACATGAGAATTCTTACCCTTGACAACACATTCTACAATCTAGAGACATTACCAGACGAGATCGATGATCTCCGCTTTGCTATACTGGACAATAGTAATACTCAAAATGTAGACTACCATTATATACCATTGATCTTTTTAGAATCATTCAGCGCCCCTGCGTTAGTCTTACGAATTGGTAATACTACAATAAAGATGCCAGTTGATTGGCAGATATTGATTGGAGAAAAAGATCACGGTGACCTAGAGACATTGCCCCTAACTAGTATCAACGATAGGGGCTTTAGTGCATTTGAGTTCAACCCGCTTACATCATTCAGCCCAAGCTTTCAACCTATTGAAATCGTAGATATCTATCATGATGTTACGTGGTACGCTCCTCGATTAAAGAACGGACAGTTTCTATGTGTGCCCATTGACGATGATGAAAAGCCCAGATGCGTTTACTTCGTCAAAGAGATTAGTAGAAACTGTGAGATTGTAGATTACTCTCAAGCATTTTAATATGGCAACTAAAAAAGCAGCAACACCCGCTGATGAGAAATTTCAAAAGCAAGACTTTGACTTATTTGAAGCATTAGCTGCATTAGATAAGAAAGACTATGGGTACTATGATAGGTTGACTGAGGAGCAGCAACGAAAGTTCGTTCCCTTTATGATGATTCATTGGATGAGTGCAATAAAAGGCAGTGAAGGTCTAGCACGATATTATGTGATGAGTACATCAGAATATGCCAACAAGTATCTATTCAACGAGTATGTACAAAAACATCCCAAGCTGCAATGGCTTATGCTATGTGCAGCTAGTCCGGGCTTGGGTAAACAATTTCATCAATGGATACCTCATATTAGTGCAGGGGTGAGTAAGCTTAAAGCACCTGCAAAAGCAAAAGAGATTAGAGAATACTACACTAAGATATATCCTAAAGCCGATAGTGAGAGCATACAGGCAATAACTGAGGCATTTGTAGTAGAACAGAAAAGAAAAATGCAGCTTAGTGAAATGTTTCCTAATTTGAAACTATCCGACATTGAAACGCTAAATCAGATTGTAAGTGATGAAGATATCGCTCAGTACGAAGAAGACCGAGGCAACTAACAAGCCAATGTTCAGTTGTGAATTCTGTAAGCGTGAATTCTTACGGGAATCAACTATCCTAAAGCATATATGCGAATATAAGCACAGGTGGTTAGAAAAGGATCGTCCACCTAACAGGATAGGATTCCAATCATGGTTACAGTTTTACAAGAAAAATTCTGCCAGTAAGAAGCAAAGGACTTATGAAGAATTTATCAAGTCTGCTTACTACACTGCCTTCATTAAATTTGGACTCTATTGTATAGATGCCAGTGTCATTAACGTAAGTAGATTTGTTGATTGGTTAGTCAAGAACCAAGTCAAAATTGATACTTGGAATACTGATACAAGCTATACTAAGTTTCTGATTGAGTACATGCGTGATGAGGATCCATTGGATGCGATTGCACGTAGTATAGAAACCACTATTACACTATCCGAGGCAGACCGAGTGCAGTCTAATGATGTATTGCGTTATGGTAACAGAAATAGAATTTGTCTTGCTATAACTACGGGCAAGATTAGTCCATGGATGTTATATCATAGTGATAGTGGTAAGAAGTTCTTAGATGAGCTTGATACTACGCAAGTCAAGATGATTATTGACTATATAAATCCTGAGCAGTGGGCTATCAAGTTCAAGCGTAATCCCGATCAAGTCAAGCAAGTTAAGGAACTGTTAGATGCCGGTAGTTATTAAGTATGAATGTAGTATTAAGTGGTAGAGATAACAAAGAGATTTTTAATATCCTTTCAGAGCTAAAGGAACACAAGCTATATGCAAATACAGATTTTGAATTTAGATTTGAGCAAGCAGTGTATGATGCACACTGGGAACTAATACAAGATAAGAGGACAACTTTTACCTTTAAGGATCCTAAAGTTGCTACTTGGTTTGCACTACTATGGAATTAGATTGGTATGATCTTAGGGGCGACGGTTGGAAAGGTACACAACCTGGATGGTACGAACACGTAATCGTATTCAATAACATCCATGATGGTAATAATGTGCATGAAAATATTGTGTACTGGCTATATGACACTATAGATAAACCTGAAAGACATGCACGATGGGCTAGATTTCCGGGATCCATGAAAATTAAGTTTAGATATGAACGAGACTATTTGTTATTTCTGTTGAGGTGGGCATGATAGAATACATTGTAGATAAATGGTTAACCTGGCGCACTGGAAATGACAAGGAAACTCGCATATGGCTTAAGTGGGAACAAGAAACTATTGTTCATCGTGCCAGTACAATTGAAAACATGTTTATGAACTTCAAGTACATAATACCAGTTTCTACTCAGATATTCAATCACGTTGAACCGTTTGGATGGCATCCTACGAAAGAATTTCGTGAGTATCTGTATCCTAGCCGAGAGTTAGGTCTCAACGCGGTCTATTATTTTGCCCGAGGATATAGAGATACGTGGGACGGTAAGTTTCATCTTTGTGATTTGCGCCACGAACAGGATCAAGTATTTGTAGCAACTAATAATGAGGTAGATGCTATAATGATATCATTGAGGTGGGCATGATCGATCATCACTTAAAGATTACTGATAATTATATTACTGTAAATAGAAATCGGGTAGACCTTTACGAAGTAATCGATTGGACTAAAAAGAATTGCCCGCATTATATCACAAATGATTATCATAGAAAACATCATGGAAATGATCACGGAAATGATTTGGTTGATTTTTTCTTTATTGATGCTGATCGCGGTAAGAAAGAAATGGCATGGTTTATATTAAGATGGTCTTAAAATTATGTTTAGTCCCTACTATTGGAATACATACGGTGTGAAGATCGCGCTACGTTTTGTGAATAAATTATGGTGGAAGTTCATGCCGGGTACAATAATCAAAGTACGATGGCCAGTTGGGCCAGTTGAAATTTGGCATGATGATGGTGGATACGAATGGTATGAAGAAAGCGCAGATCCTAACGATCACTATCGTCCATGGATGGAAGAAAAAGTAGGTAAGCAGGGTTGGGATTGGGATTGGTCGATGACAGACAATGACATAGCAGATAATTGCTTAACTGTAAAATTTCGTAAAGGTAAAGAACAATATGCTATACTAGCAGCAGTTAGATGGTCATGAATATCTTGGTTGATACATGGTGGCGCGATCAGTTTTGGTTTTGGTGTGAGAAACACGGGGTAACTCCTGAGTATCAAGGCACTACTGATAGCAGAGATACCTGGTATATAAATGACGAGAAGATTTTGGTGCTAGCAAAATTGAGATGGGAATGAAGTTTATTAAATTAGATAGTAGAGTGTTACTGATATCGGATTATAATTTCTATGCCCAACAGGAAGAAGAAATTGATGAATGGTTGTATCAAACATTTGATTGCCATCCCAGACAAGGAATGACGATTACGTTTAGGAACGAAAAAGAAATGTTGCTTTTTTTATTGAGGTGGGAATGAACGAATTATTTATTGATAAGTCTATGGAGCAAGAGTTTGCAGATAGGATGGCGTATCAGATGCAGCAGGAAATAGATTGGGGAATACTGGCTGACATGTTTATAAATATGGGTTGGGTTAAGACAACTTTTGATCCATATATGGAATCTGCTAAATCTAATGCCATGACGAATTGGTTAAAGGATAATTGCACTGGCTCATACAAAACATTAGGGTCGCAGTTTATCTTTGAAAAGGAACAAGATTTAATCATGTTCACTCTAAGATGGTTATGAAGGATATTATGTGAATAAAGTTAAAGCAGATTTAGAAACGGGTCCGGGGTATGTAGTTGCAGAACGATTAATACCAGAACCTCTTATCGATGCTATCGTATCAAAATTAGATACGCTACATCCTGTAAGAGCTTCTAGCTCAGGTAAAAAATATGCAGAACGAGATGAGATAAAGAACTTACCTGATATTGCAGTATGGTGGAGCCAGACTGTTATGGATTGGCCTGAAGTAGTAGAAATCTCATCAATGATTAAAGAACTAGTCACTCCTTACCTAGCATCTGCTGAATTATACTCTAGTGATATAGTTGTAATCGAACCCAATAGTCAATGGGTTAATCCTCACATTGATACTCCTCATCGTTTCAAGCATTACAACTATGATAAGAGGTTGCTAGGAATACAAAGTATTATCGCACTATCAGATTTGGACAAGACTACTGCGGCAACTGGGTTAGTACCTGGTAGTCAGATAAAAGACTTTAATATAAATCTGTGTTATCAGGGATTTTACAATCAGTGGTTTATCCAACACTGCATACAACCTAAACTACCTAAAGGTAGTGTATTGTTTTATAACTGTAGACTTATGCATAGTAGTATGCCCAACAAAACTAATAAACAACGACCGGCACTATTACTGAATTATCTAGATAATAGTATAATTGATGATATCAAGTCTATCGATAATGTATGGAAGAGTAATCAATCATAATGACTGAAAAGATATATTGTGCGCTGACGCACACCGGAGTCTTTACTAACAATAATGGAGAAGCATTACCATGCTGTGCTTCTAGAATCAAACCAACAGGGGTAAAGATTCCTACAGAGATGCCTATCCATTTGGCACTAGAGAACAGGTTGAATGCTCCAGTTATTAAAGAAATTAGGCAAAAATTAATTGATGGTGTTTGGCCAACTGAATGTAGTATGTGCAAAACTAACGAGGATATCGGTGTCAAGTCAATGCGTCAATCGTTCAATGAATTGATTTCTGAACCTGATGTATTGAAAGCCGAACTAAAGCTAGAAGATATTAAAACGTTGCATATGGGAGTGGGCAACAAATGTAATAGTAAGTGCATGACATGCGAACCGCATTCTAGTGATCAATGGGTCCCTGAATACGAGTTCATAAACGATAGAATTTTCACTAGGAAATATGTTCCTATACTAGATCAATCAGGCGGTGTAGATGAATTAGTAAACAACTTACCTAATTTAGCTAGGATTACATTTTTAGGCGGTGAACCTACCATATCTGACAAGTATCAGGATATGCTTAATGCTTTTGTTAAAACTGGTGCTAGTAAGAATATTGATTTAGGATTCGTTACTAATCTTACTACAGTGGATGAAATGATAAACGATTGGATACAGTTTAAGTCGGTTGATATATCTGTATCCATCGATGGCTTTGGTAAGATAAATGAGTACATCAGGTATCCTATTAAATGGGAAAAGACAGTAAGTAATTTAAAATCTCTACTAGAGCATTTCGATGATAATACATTTAGAGTAGGATTAAGTCTTACCCCTAGCGTGTATAATTGCTTACATCTAGATGACATGATTAAGTTTTGGTATGATATCACTACTGAGTTTAATGCCAGGCAGATAATATCTCTTAACAAAGTTACATATCCTATTAGTGCTAGTATGCGTGTAGTGCCCATAGAATATAGAAAGCTTGGTGTTACTAATCTATTAAATCTCAAGAACGCAATAAACGATAATTTTATTCATAGTGTGATTGACTCATTGATTGTAGAGTTGGAAGAACCTGAACTACCAAACAGGGAACTTCATATAAGCCATTTGAAAAAATTCATTACTAAGTCTGACCTATATAGGCATAGAACTATCAAGGACTATATACCCGAATTGTATGATGAATTGTATACTAAGTGATATAATAAGCTATGTCATACCTCATTGATAATTTTTCTCCGATCGTCGAATATGTGGATGAGATTAAAATCAACCCATACGACACTAACAAAGTGTCATTTACTGTCAAAGGTGATCCCATTACAGTCCTGAAATGGTGTCGTAGAAATTTTGGTAACAGGGGAGACGGATGGGACTTCGTGGGAGGCACAAGAAACATTCAAGTGACTATTTGGTCTAGTAAATTAAAAGTAATGTGGGAACTGTGGCAGGAATAATATGGCATCGGATATTATGATTGATATTGAAAGTTTGGATACAAGTCCAAACTGTGTGATCTTAACGATTGGTGCAGTACGTTTTGATCCTAAAGGCATGGGTATAGCTGAAAAGATTGAGCTACGCCCGATGATTGAAGAACAGACAGAGAAATACAACAGAGTAATTAATGAAGATACACTACGATGGTGGAGTGGACAAAGCGCAGAAGCAATGGAAGAGGCTATGGGGGACTGGGGCCGTGTCTCATTTAGGGAGTGCATGGAAAAACTATACCAGTTTTGTTGGAATCGTCGCGCTGTGTGGAGTAACGGTGCTAGTTTTGACGTTGTTGCAATGGAGTCGGCATGGCGAAACTTGGACATGCGTATTCCGTGGCCTTATTATACAGTCCGAGACACACGAACTTTATATGAAATTGCAGGTGTCAGCCTTAAGGACAAAAAATATGGAAGCAAGACCACCCATAAAGCTGTAGAAGATGCTGAACATCAGGTTATTGTTGTTCAAGATGCATATCGTAAATTAATTAAAGCAGGGCTATAAGTCTCTATAAAATGTAGAATGGATTAAACAGTATGAAGATAGGATTCAATTGCAGTTCATTTGATTTGCTACATGCAGGTCACGTGACTATGCTAAAAATGGAGAAAGATTTATGCGATTATTTAATAGTTGCATTACAAGTAGACCCGACGATTGATAGACCGGGTATTAAAAACAAGCCTATTCAAAGTGTGTATGAGCGTTATGTTCAGTTGCAGGCTTGTAAGTACGTAGATGAGATTTTGGTATACAGTACAGAGTATGACTTAATGCAACTTTTGCAAACTCAGACAATTCATATTCGTTTTCTGAGTGAAGAATACTTGAATAGAGATTTCACCGGTAAGCAATGGTGTATCAACAATGGAGTCGAACTACACTATCATAAACGACAACATGATTATAGTTCTAGTGAGCTTAGGGAAAGAACCGCTAGATTAGAAAATGAAAAGAAAGCCGGATTTGACGAAGAAACTAATATCCCGCAATACTCACCTGAATTAATTAAACCAACACTATGATTACGCTAATTGGACATGGATATATCGGAGAGCATATCGCCAAAGAACTCTCTAATCAAACGCTTCAGCATCAGTGGATTAGTCACACTGATGAAATCCCCGATGAGACTACTGTGATTATTAATGCTGCTGGTTATACTGGTAGCCCTAATGTGGATGCGTGTGAGATACACAAACAAGATACTATCGACGGTAATGTCGTTTGGCCATTGCAACTAGAACACCGATTCCCTGATACTCCCGTAGTGCATATCAGTAGTGGGTGTATATATACCGGATATACATTTGGTGGTTGGACAGAAGAAGAAAAACCTAACTTTGATTTTAATAATGGTAGCTTTTACAGTGGGTCGAAAGCTTTGGGTCAAGAAGTATTGATGCCCTATCTTAAAACTAAATCATATCTATTGCGTATTCGTATGCCGTTCGGTGATGAAGATCATCCTAAGAACTTTTTAACAAAAATGAAAAACTATAAAAAGTTGATTAGCTATGATAACAGTCTTAGTTATGTTCCTGATGTTGCTAAGGTAGCGGTACATTTTGCTACAGTAAAACCCGAACCTGGGATTTACAACGTGTGTAATCCAGGATACTCTAATGCAAGAGAGATTATAAAAATGATGGGTATTCACAAAGAATGGTTCACCGAAGAAGAATTCAAACAGGCAACAGTAGCACCCAGAAGCAATTGCATATTAAGTACTAACAAGTTACAATCAATATTCCCCATTCAAGATGTTGATACTGCATTACGCAAAGCAATAAATGAAATTTAAATCAGATATTGATATTGACTTTGGGGACAGAGAAAAAGTTCTGTCCTTAATTAGTTATATTCCTTCTGCAATGCGTAAGGTAAACCCTATACGAAAACACGCAACTGGAGTTCATGTAACTGAAATCCCATATGATCCAGTATATGACATGGCTGCAATTGATTATGCTGAGGCAGAGTCACGTGGTTATTTTAAATTAGACTTATTGAATGTCCATGTTTACAATCAGGTCCGAGACGAGCATCATCTGATTGATCTAATGAGAGAACCTGATTGGACAAGACTAACTAACCCAGATTTTGTTGAGAAGCTAATTCACTTGGGTAGTCAGTATGCTAATGTACGTAGAATGCCTGAGCCCATTGATAGTATTCCTAGACTTGCTATGTTCTTAGCAATCATACGCCCGGGAAAGAAACACTTGATAGGGAAGACTTGGAAAGAAGTTTCGAAAACTGTATGGGATAAAGATCATACCGGATACACATTCAAGCGTTCGCATTCCTGTGCCTACGCACATTTAATAGTTGTTCATATGAATTTGTTAGAAGAAACTACGGTAATCGTTTAACTAGCGTAATACTACGCCTCTTAGACCTACGTTTATGTAGTTCGTTCATACTAGTAATAGGTCCGTGTAGTATAGTTAGGCTTTTGTTTGTAAATGTTCTAAGATATGGTTTGAATCCAGACCAGTCTTCTTTAAGAAAGAGATTTATTGGTATAAGACGATTGCTTTCCCACCACCAAATGTCTCCTAGCTCTAAAAATCTAGCCCTAGATTCTATTTCAATTATAGCGCCATAATCGTATATAGTAGTAACATTATCATCACGATTTTGAACGATGCCCACATAATCTTGGTTGGCATAGGAACATACAGTTATGAACGGGTGTGTTTCACTAAGTTTTCTAAAGAACTCTTTTTGTGGCATTATGTCTATATCAAATATCATTTATTTAATCGGGTTAACCCGAACTTAATAATTTAATATTTAGGAGCTAAATACTAGAAAGGACCACATCTGTGTACACGACCGCAGTTTTTGTTTATACCCAACGCCAAATCGTTGTATTGTTATCCGGTAACTCAGTGAGGAGATATATGCCAGTTTATGCAAAACCCCTGACCCTACACAAAGGGGTCGATAATATGATTCAGTTTCAATTTTTAAATCAGGAACAGAAGCCAGTGGATATTACTGGAAAAGAAATATCTTGTCGCATTATAAGTTACGACGGATCTGAAGTTTTATTTAGAAAAGCATTGACTCCGCAATTTGCGGCAAACGGCATAGCAGCATTAATAACCAATGCAGCAGACCTAGAAGATATTGATGCACAGCAAGGTCATTATTCATTAGAAATACCAGTGGGAGATTTTGATTTTCCGGTATTCGTAGATCAGAATGCGGGCGCCCGTGGGGATATGAACATAGTTAATTCCGTACTACCAGCATTCATACCTTCATCTCATATTACTATCCCTACCGGGCAACCCTTTCCTAACTTAGATTCTAACAACAGTATTGCAAATGCATTACCTAATGCTAATACCTATTACACTAGTGTAATTAATACTGAAGATAATCCTATACTGTCTATACAAGCACATTACACACAGTTTAATGGAGATGTGACTATTGAAGGATCAACTATTGTGAGTGGTGATTGGTATCCTATTACTACAACTACATACTCTAACGTGACAGACACGTTCGGGTATACAGTCAGAGGATTCCATCCATATGTCCGCATGGTGTTTACTAGTAACACTGGCGCAGTTACCAACATATTAGCAAGATAAAGTACCAACAACATTGTAAGTTGATACATACTATGTTATACTCATAGTATGTTTGATATTCTGTCCGTAATTCCGGGAAGGAAAAAGCTCACACAAAGTGGTTGGCATAGCTTCAACGCTATCTGCTGTGGGCACCTCGGGCATCGTCCGGACAAGAGAAGCCGTGGTGGAATAAGAATAGATGGTGATAATTGGTCCATGCACTGCTTTAATTGTGGGTTCAAATGTGGATTCACGCTAGGTAAAAGCTTAACAAAAAATACCAGAAATTTATTAACTTGGTGCGGAATTGATGAGCAGCAGATACAACGATGGAATTTAGAAAGTCTGCAACATAAAGACCTATTAGATTATGTCAAGATAAAAAAACAAAAACTTAAGATTAAGTTTAACGAGCATGTTCTACCCGAATGCGAACCAATAGATATAGACAATCCACTGCACAAAGTATATGTTGATTATCTGCAATCTAGGTCGATAAATGTTAGTGACTATTCTTTCTATGTGACTCCTAACGATTCAGGCAGACAAGGGAATCGTATTATAATTCCGTATACATATCAGAATAAAATTGTAGGTCACACAAGCAGGTTCCTAGATAATAAGATACCTAAATATATCAACGAGCAACAACCTGGATATGTGTTTGGTATTGATTTTCAGAAGCCTGAGTGGGCAGTATGTATTTTAGTAGAAGGTATATTTGACGCACTAAGCATAAATGCGTGTGCTTTGACTCATAATACAATCAATGATGATCAAGTGCAGTTGCTATCAAGTCTCAACAAAAGAATCATATTTGTCCCCGACCGCGACAAGACTGGATTAGAGACATGCGATAAGGCATTGGAGTTAGGATATAGTGTAAGCATCCCTAATTGGGATGAAGATATAAAAGACGTAAATGATGCAGTAGTAAGATACGGTAAACTGACTACCCTATTAAGTATCTTGCAGAGTGCAACAACAAGTAAAATTAAGATAGAATTACAGAGGAAAAAAATTGGCAAGCAAAACAGATTCTAAGAAACAAATAGAGTACACTGCTGACGTACAAAAACTGTTTTTACGGATGATGTTGACTAACGCCGAGTTATATACTCGGGTTATGAACATTATGAATAGTGAGAACTTTGACAAATCTCTGCGCCCAGTCGCAGAAATGTACAAGGAACACACTGACAAATACAAGGTTATCCCTGATCAGACACAGATTCAAGCAATGACAGGGGTAAATATTGAACCTATTCCTGAAATGAATGAAGGTCATCAGGAGTGGTTCTTAGATGCATTCGAAGCATTTACTAAGAGGCAAGAGCTAGAACGTGCCATTCTCAAAGCAGCAGATATGCTCGAAAAGGGTGAGTATGGTCCTGTAGAAAAGCTAATCAAGGATGCGGTTCAGATTAGTTTACAGAAGGATATGGGTACTGATTACTTTTATGATCCTAAAGCACGTATCAACAAATACTTCAATGCAGGTGGCCAAGTAAGTACTGGATGGCCGCAGATGGATAAGATTCTTTATGGTGGCATGAGCCGCGGTGAATTGAATATATTTGCAGGAGGTTCAGGATCAGGTAAGAGTTTGGTCATGATGAACCTCGCACTGAATTGGTTACAATTAGGTATGAGCGGTGTTTATATCACATTGGAATTGAGCGAAGAATTAACATCGTTGCGTACTGACGCGATGTTAACTGGTGCAGGAACTAAAGCAATTCGTAAAGACATTGACACGACCGATCTTAAAGTTAAGATGATGGGCAAAAAAGCAGGTAAATATCGTGTCAAAGGCCTCCCGGCACAAAGCAATGTCAATGATATTCGCGCTTATTTAAAAGAAGTGCAGATACAGACAGGGATAAAAATCGATTTTGTTATGGTAGACTATCTAGACTTGGTTATGCCAGTATCAGTAAAAGTCAATCCCAATGATCAGTTTATCAAAGACAAATATGTTGCAGAAGAATTGCGTAACTTAGCAAAAGAATTAGGTATTCTATTAGTTACTGCATCACAGTTGAATCGTTCAGCAGTCGATGAAATAGAATTTGATCATAGTCATATCGCAGGCGGTATTTCAAAAATCAATACAGCAGACAATGTGTTCGGTATCTTTACTAGTCGCAGTATGCGCGAACGCGGCAAGTATCAAATGCAGTGTATGAAGTCACGCAGTTCTACTGGTGTAGGTCAGAAAATTGACTTGGACTATGACATTGAAACTATGCGTATCACTGATGAAGATCCTGATGGCTATGCAGAGCAGCAAGCTAAGTATAAACCTAGTCCCAGTCCATCTGATTTAATGAATAGACTAAAACCTCAGTCAACGTTGGCTTCTACTGATCCTATAATTGATCAACAGACTGGGGAAATACTACAACCTGCAGAAAAGAAGGTTGTAGCAGACGTTCAGAATTCAAAACTAAAAGCACTCCTTAATTCATTAAAGAAGTGATAATCTAAAAATCGCATAAATACTTATAGGATAATTTTATGCAAAAGCAAACTCGCTCCCTTTTGGAAGAATTAGAAGCTATTGGTAATAACCGTGACATGACTCACGTTATTGAAAGCCGTGCCCACAACATTATTACCAGTGCTATCAATCTAATTGAACTTATCAGCAAACACTATGATAAGAATACCTCTGAGATTCTTGAAAGAAAACTTTTAAGTGCTATCAAAGGACGGGACCAGGCTAGATTTTCCAAAAGTATAAGGAAAAACCATGAAACTGAATGATTTAAAAGAGCATCGCCGACTAGATGAAAAGTTAGCTGATTGGGTAGGTAACTACGGCGCAGCCGCATTAAAACAGTTGGGTAATAGAATTACAGGTGACCCTGAAGGTCATGCTTCTATTGCGGATAAACACACTAAAGAACGTTTCGTTAACAATTTTTTAGGTAGAGCATACGCTTCTCTTAATGCAGAAATTGAAAGCGGCCGCGTTGATCCAGGACTACGCTCATCAACAGGAGCTAGCCCTGCTGCTGCGCCCACTGCGGAACCAGCAGCACCGGCTTCTACTGCACCGACCGCATCTGGAGCTGCCCGCCCTTCCGGGTCTGCTAAAGTTGCCCCCGGAGATGCAAAAGCTCCTGGTTATACTCAGAGACAGACTAATCAGAACATCAATAATTATGTTCGTGGTATGGCTTCTACCTTGAATAAAGAAACTGATAGAAATAAAAAAATTGCCTTAACCAAAGAATTAATTAATTTTATGGCTGACCGCAAAGGATATCCTGAGTGGGAAAATGCAGTAGCAACCGCTAAATCGATTCTTCAAAAAAATCAAGCCGGCGGCAATATGATTAGGGCCTTGCAAGGTGGACAAAGAGTTTCTGAAGCATGGAACGTATATTGGATTAACAAACTTCTAGAGTCTGTAAATCTTACATGGAAAGATGTAGGACTAACATTACTAAAAGAGAATAAAAAGAACGGTAAGTATATTATTGCTGAAACAAAGTTCTATAAGTTAAACAACATTTTTGAAAGTGTATTGACTGAAGCAGAAACAATTGGACAGTTTATGAAACGTTGGTTACCTACATACATGCGCGGCACTGATATGTCAGACCAACATACTCAAAATTTAATACAAAAAGTTGAAGATACTTATCCTAGAGACAAAGGTCAAGAAGCAATGAAGCAGTTAGCTACTGCTGCATATGCTGCATCATATGCTCCTGGGTATAGTGGCGATAGCGCAGGTGCTGCCCCAGGTGGCGCAGGTGCTGCCCCAGGTGGCGCAGGTGCTGCCCCAGGTGGCGCAGGTGCTGCCCCAGGTGGCG